GCAAAACCATATAAGTGACAAAATACTGGAGGTCGAACCACTGGTATTTTTCAATGGTAGAGATACCGAGATCTGTCAGGCGAAAAGCAGAGTCGGAAGGAATGGTTTGCAGAGCGTATCCACTTTTTGATGAAAACTTTTTGTCGCATGACAGATATTTCCCATCAAGAAGCAGAAGAACACGATCAGAAGAAAACTTCTTCGAGAGCTTGTCTTTGGGAACAGAACCACGCCTGTTGATGTAGCGAAGAATTTTAACATCTTTTTTAGTGATAATCATAAAGACCTCCGTTTTTTACTTTCAGTATAACACAGGAGGGAACAGAAAGGAGATGAAAAGAGACGGAACGAGAGGAACTGATCAACAAAATGGATCAATTTGCAGCAAGAGTCCTTCAGGGAGGCGGAAACGTGACACCACAGGAAACAGCAGTGCTTCCACAGATTCTTGAAATGCTTTTAAGAGAAAAGCCACACGTTGTAGCGTATGGCCAGAAAGAAGAATAACTACAGATCTGAAAGAACAGCTGGAAGACTATGAACTGGTAACAGCATAAGAAGAAGGAGGGATGAACATGGCAGCAGTTGACAGAAGAAAAGAAACTGTAAACCGTAAGGCCGAAGACGCACGTGAGTTCGTTGAACTGCTGGAGCAGCTGACAGAAGCAGACAAGGAAAGAATCAAGTACGTTATGATCGGCCTGAAGATGGGCGAAACAGTTCGCGCAGGATTGACGGCATAGGATGTCCCCGGCGGATCTGCCGGGGAGTACATAGAAAAGGAGAAAAGAATGAAGCTGAATGTGAAAAAGTTCATGGAAACAGAAATGGGCGGCGAATTAGAGGAAACTATTCGCGCATGGGACAAGGCTATTGATGAAAGAAGAAAAGCAACACCGGGAATCGGAAATCCAGATCAGGGACTCGGCTTCAAATACTGGGACAACACTTGCAGAAGCTGTCAGGACAGATGGGAAGTGTTCAAACTGGCAATCAAGCAGTTTTATGGAATTGAATTTTTCTTCACAAGAACAGAGGAATACTTCGGAGTATGCAGCGAGGACGAGAACATATGGCTTATGAAAGAGAAAAGAGAAAACGAGGAGGGACAGGCATGACAACGAAAGAACAGGAAAGACAGGCAATCGAAAAGATCAGAAAGATCGTCGAAGAGTTAGGCGAGAACAGTTATGTAGGGTTTGCAATGGAGGGCGTTCTGGAGCTGGCGGAGGAAAACATCAGAGAAGACACTGCGTACAGTATGAAACGCTGCGCAGAGATCGCGCAGGAACAAACAGACGAGCTGAAGGAAGAGATCAAGACACTAAAGAAAAGAAATGAAACCATACACAGAGTTGAGATAGAAAACAAGGACGCAGCCGCCAGACTGAGCCTGGAAAACGAAAGATTAAGAAAAGAAATAAAAGATAATCAGATCCCGGAAGAGCTGATGCACGAATGTTACTGCATGGCATACGACAAAGAAGCAGGAGCACAGAAAAAGATGGAGTAGGCAGCGGATCAGATGGCAGAGGCAGCAATAAAAGGAGAAGACACACAGAGCTTTGCGAAAGAATACCAGGCACAGAAAAGCAACAGAAGAAGATACGGAAAAATCATGCAGCAGTTAGACAAGATAGAGAAAAGGAAGGCGGGAAGATAATGGCAAGAACAAAGAAAAGCGGCTTCCGAAGGTGTCCGATCTGTGGACACCACGCTGATCGGAAAGACATGCGGTACACGACAGACGCAAACGGGATCCGGTGCAGACTGGTCTGCTGGGACTGCTACGATCAGATCATGGTGAAAGGCTATGACGATGCAGACGTGAACAAAGGCTATGAATATTAAGCGAAGGGCACAGAAATGGCAATCAAAAGAACGGTAGAAACAGACGTTTACTGCGATGTGTGTGGCGAGTGGATCATAGGCTGGAGATCCAACAAACAGGGAACTAGCAAACTATGGGCGGCATATTTTGCAAGAAAAAAAGGCTGCACAGTTGGGGAAAAGGTTATATGCAAAAAGTGCAGGATCAAGAAGCGGATCCAGACATGCAGCATACAGCGAAAAATCGGAAGTGCAGGAAGGGACAGCGATGGAAGCTGCATGGGATTCGGAAGCGAAACATCAGACGAGCCGCTGGAGAAGTGCAAACAGTGCATTGCGTGCACATCTTACCAGTGGAAAGAATAGTTCAAAGGATAGAAGCCGAAACGGTCAGCAATGACCGTCCACCGGAGACAACCTCCCGGTGCTGACGATGGCAGGTTGAAGTCAGGTGTCCAAGCAGAGCAACGCTATAAAAGGAAAATGCACTTCCGCAGGAAGCATGGATAGCGCAAAGGAGGCAAAAGAATGAAACTGAAAGAATTAACGAACAACCAGAAACGCAGAGACTTTCTGGAGGACTATACCGGATGGAATTTATGGCTCACTGTGCCGGATGTAAGCGAGAAGTATTATTCGTATCAACTTCCAGACAACTCAATGATTGTAGTCAAAGAAACCGAACACGCAAAAGGTGATGACTGGTGGAAAAAGGACGAACGTGGCGGTTATTACGTCACCACAGAGTATTATCTTCTGGAGGGCGATTGGAAGAGATTTGCAGACTGCAAAAAGAGCAAGACACAGATTATCGAGCATCTGAGAGAAATCATGAGATGAGGAAAGAACAGGGACATCATGAAAGACTATGACGATGCAGATGTGAACAAAGATTACGAATATTAAGGAGGGCGACATGTTTATTTTATCGCAGAACAAAGAGAAACTGTACAACCTGTCCGGACACATTGAAGGAATCGGGTACGAAGAAACAAAGGAGTATGTCAAAGGAAAGAAGGAAGACAAGATCAGACACACGCTCATGGTATATGACGGACTCTGCGAAGAAGTAGCAGAGTATGAAACAAAAGAGGACTGTATGCTGATCCTGTACGCAATCTTCAAAGCAATAGAACAGGGCACGAATACACTGGAGCTTCCAACACGGGAAGAGACGGCAGAACAGAAGGAACTTATGAAGCAGTTTATTGAAGCAGGCGGCGAGATTGCAAAAGAAGCGACTGAGCTGCTGAAGAAAATGTTCAAAGGATAGAAGCCGAAACGGGGCACAGGCCCCGTCCGGTCACGATGGCAACGTGATCGCTGACGATGGCAAGCTGAAAGCCATCCGATGAACATTGTGAAAACATAGCGGCGCGTGCAGGCTGCCAGAATCCCGCATAGTAGGTCATCAGGTTTTGAGCAGCTTTTTAATGAGAAAAGCGCAGCACAGTGTCACACATTGCCAGGAAGGGAGTGGTGATATACATGACTGCATCACACGGATGCAGATAGACCATGCCGGAAGGCAGTACATAGAAAGGAAGTGAGCTACATGGCAGCAGTTGAAAACAACAGGCCTGATCCAATGAAAGCGTTCAAAGCGATCGCCATGATCCTGAACGCAAGAGAAGAAGGCGTGAAGGTACGCCTGACGAGCGTCAGGAAGGTAGAAGAAGATGTCAGAAAAGCAGGGTAAAAGAAAAGCCTTCCGGTATGCTTGGCGGCTCCGGAAGGCTACACAATGGCCACCAGACAATGCTGAGAACCAAAGTACACATCAATAGTATTGTACAGCAGACGACAGCGGAAGTCAACAAAGCCGCGCATTTCTTGAACGTCTTAAATCGGCCTTGTAATGGATACTAACAAGTCTACGAAGGAAGTATAAGACATGAGTAAGAGAAAGAGAAGGACTGTATATGTCCCATACGACTATGAAGCAGCATATCAGAACAACCTGGAACAGATGGAGGAAGAGAACGAGAAGAGACTTCTGAAGGAAGGCAAGGCGAAGAACATATATGCCACAAAGGAGATCAGATCGGGAGATCAGCTGGAGATTGAAATATATCCAGAGTTCACAAGGAGACAGGAGAACCAGATCCCGGATGAAGGAAGAAGAAAGAAACAGAGACAGGCACAGAAGAACCTGAACGATAAGAACAGCAGGAAGATGTGCGAGCGCCTGATCCTGGAGAACTTCGACAATAGGGATATATGGGCGACATTTACATACACAGAAGAACCTGAGACGCTGGAAGAAGCAGTCAGGAACATGCAGAACTTCATCAAAAGACTGAACTATAAGCGCAAGAAGATGGGGCTGAAGAATGCAAGGTATGTCTATACAACAGAGTGCGGAAGCAAAGGAAGGTTCCATCACCATATTGTCATGGACGGAGATCTGGACATGGACACAGTGGAAGCGACCTGGAACAAGGGCAAGAGGAACCACCTTCGCAGATTACAGAAAGACGAAAACGGACTTGTAGGTGCTGCAAGGTACATCACAAAAGAAAAAGAGAGAAAGAGCAAATACCAAAAAACGTGGAACGCTTCAACAGGATTGAGAAAGCCAAAGGAGAAAGTGAACCACTACAAGACAAAACAATATCATGTGAACAGGATCGTGAAGGGAAACTTGAAGATCTGCGACCACCTGACAAAGTGGTACGGCGACATGTATGATTTCGCAGAGGCAGAAGTGAAGTACAACACATTCAACGGTCGATTCTACATATACGCACGAATGCGAGCGAAAGGAGCAAAGAAAGAAGATGAACATGCGATACGCAAGAAGGAGTGAAGACACGGAGCAGATCAACGTGATCAGCTGGGCGATGTGGAACGAGAACGCACACCCGGAGCTGAAGCTGCTGCATCACTGCCCGAATGGCGGAAGCCGGAACAAGGCCGAAGCCGTGAAGCTGAAACAGATGGGCGTCAAAGCAGGGATCCCTGATCTGAGCCTTCCAGTGCCGAAGGGCATCTATAACGGTCTGTACATCGAGATGAAGTACGACAAAGGAACGATACAAAAGAGCCAGAAGGAAATGCTGAAAGCCTTGGCAGATGCAGGACACTACTGCGTCGTATGCTACGGAGCAGAAGAGGCAATCAAGATCCTGACGGAGTACATAAACCTGAAGCCGATCGACACAGGAAAAGGCGAGGACACGATGCTGTGTCAGAATCTGACCGTACACAAAAACAGGAAAGTATCACCGATGCAGTAGGAGGGTACGATGGACGAATATGCAGCAGTAGTCAGAAAGTTCTATGAGGTGTACAGACCTATCGGGAGAAGATACAACTTGCGTGTTCACAGCGGATTCTCCATGAACAGGCCCGGATTCATCAAGATTTATCAGGGAGACGGCCCCGATCGGAAGCAGATCATCAAAGTCGAAGAGGACGATGACGTTGCTTGCTACAAGAGAGCGATTGATGAACTGGAAAGCTGGGCGAGGAGCCGGGAAGACGAAAACGCGAGATACAGAACAGCATGAGGCGAAGTGATTGCGCTTTTCCGTGCGGAAGATGCCTCTGTAACCATTGTGCAAACAACGTGGAAACGATAGACAACTGTACCGGAGAAGCAAAAGAACCTTGCTTCGTCTGCGATGAGTGCAGATGGTACGACGGAGACACAAGGCGCAAGGATATGTGGAGGCAGGAGTGCGGAGAGTATATCGTGACGAATGAACACGCAGAACACTTGCGAAGAAAAATGAAATTGATAACAGGAGGTACACATCAATGAAAATTATCACAGTAATGAACCAGAAGGGCGGGATCGGCAAGACGATGACGGCGGCATCGCTTGCCTATATCCTGGGACAGGAACACGGCATGAAGGTGCTGCTGGTGGATGCAGACCAGCAGGGAAACGTATCAATGCTGTATGATCGCTTCGAGCCGGAAGGAATCGGAATGTCGGAGCTGTTGGAGAAACACAGGAGCACAGGAGGTACATATAGCACGACAGAGTTGATCCAGACAACACCATACAACAATGTGGATATTATCCCGGCGAACGGCTATCTGATGCGGACAAACATGCAGTTGCTGCTGAACGAGAAGGAAGACCAGATCATTAGATTCGCGGCGGCCATGCTGGAAGTGCAGGACGCATACGACTACTGTATAGTGGACTGTGGACTGCTGATGGACATGACAGTAACGAACGTGCTTGTAGCGACGGATCTGCTGATCCTTCCTGTGAAGGTCGGAGGATTCGAGGTGGAAGCAATCGCAAACATGGCGGAGCAGGTGGAAGATCTTCGAGGGCTGAACGAAAACATCAAGATCAAAGTCCTGATGACAATGAGACAGAAGAACCAGACCAGTCTCCAGGTGGAGCAGTGGCTGAAAGAGTCGTCCGGACAGGAATGCTTCGAGACATCAGTCAGACGGTCGATTGTAGCAGAGAAGGCAACTATGCAGCGTGTGCCGCTTCCGGCGTTTTCAAAAAGCTGCATCGTGACAAAAGACTACAGAGAAGTAGCCAGGGAGATCCTGGAAGAAATGGAGGAGTAAACAATGGCAGCAGGCTGGAGCGTTATGGACGCACTGAACAGAAACAGCAAGGCAGCGGCAGAGGATAAGCCGCGAGCAAGGTTCCGTACAAAGGACATCAGCATCAGGAAGATGTACAGCAACGATCGGAACTTCTACAGCATGAACGGCATAGAAAAGCTGGCACAGGAGATCTTGACAGTCGGACTCCTGGAGAACATGACAGTCATGTATGCGCCGTGTGAGCGTGGAGAGTACCGGATCATAGCAGGGGAAAGACGATGGAGAGCATTGCAGCTCCTGCTGAAGAAAGGCTATGAGGAGTTCGAGATCGCAACATGTCAGATCAAGAGCGTAGCAGAAGAACACGAAGAAATGGTCAACATCATCATGGCGAACGCATACCGTGATAAGACTATGGCGGATCTGCTCCAGGAAGAACAGCAGCTGAGAAAATCACTCCAGTACATGAAGGATAACGGACTGACGCTTCAGGGCTATACGCTGGACAGTGGACGCCTTCGTGATGTGATCGCTTCGATCATGCAGATGTCGGGAACGAAGATCGCACAGATTGATTCTATCAATGAGCGACTGATTCCTGAGTTCACGGAGCAGCTGAAAGAGGGACGACTGACATTCAGCGCAGCATATGAGATCAGCGGCATGGATCAGGAACAGCAGCAGGACATGCTAAAGAAGAGTCAGGAGTCCGGCGGGCTGACCTGGAAAGAAGTGAAAGAAGCAAAGACAGCGGCAGAAGAACCAGAAGATCCGGAAGAAGCAGAGAGACAGGAACCGAAGCAGGAAGAAACAACAAAACCAGGAGACGACTATGAGACGCCACATCCGGAAGGGATCACGTCGATCTGCTACGGATGCAGCAGGTATCTGGAGTGCAACGTGAAGACATCGACCTGCACCAGCTGCGACCAGTACATAGACAAGAAAGAAGCTGAGAAAACAGAACAGCAGCGTTATGAAGAAGAGCAGGCGGCAATCGACAGAGAAACAAAGAGAAAGCTGCAAGAGCGAGAGCAGGAAGAGAAGATGCAGCATCTTCCTTCAGACGACAAGAAGAAAACGATCCGGCTGTCCTGCGATGCGTTCGACCGGATCAGAAACAAGACACAGACCTTCCTGATCGTGAAGTCCACAGAGATCAGCGAAAGCAGTACGATCATAGCGATGGAGTTCAGAGAGGGCAGGGCGACAGGAGAGCAGATGCAGCTGAGAGTGAACCACCTGGAAGACAGCAGCACATCGTCGGCACTGGTAGATGGCTACTGTGTTATCGGGATAGAAGAAGCATAGGGAGGAAGGAAGAATGAAACTGAACAAGATCACGGAATGGATCAAGAAGCAGATCACAAGACATAAGAATAACAGCGGACAGATTGACCGGGATCCGGAGCGACTGCCTGCGTTCATGTCGAAACGAATGAACCTGCCAGTCGGAGCGAAGGAAGCGGCCGAAAAGAAAATAAAAATTGACTGCACTGCAAGCTCATACAATGCCAGCACAGACGAAATAGCAAAGGCACTGGAGAAGTTGGGAAAAGCAGGGTATACGATAGGCGAGAAGCAAGGATCACAAAAGGAGCAGCCTATGAGCAACAATCGCCGCAAGATGAAAGGAATCCCGATGATCAGACGGCAGCAGCTGAGAAGAGCACAGAGGAATCGGAGAAAAAAGACGAACGGCTGGCAGCAGTTGGGAGAGAGAAAGTATTGGAACCAGGAGGAGAACGCATGGTATACACACAAGCAGTGAGACGCGGAGACATATATTACATAAACAACGATCGCGGACAGATCGGCAGCGAAATGAAGAAGGATCGTCCGGCGGTGGTCGTGTCGAATGACATGAACAACCGATATAGCAATGAGATCACGGTGGTGTTCCTGACATCAAAACCGAAGAAGAACCTGGAAACACATGTCACAGTCTACAGCACAGGGCGCGAGTCGGTCGCCCTGTGTGAAGGAATGACAACACTGGACAAGCAGAGGGCAGGGAAGTTCCTGGGAAGAATGAGCAGAAAAGAGATGGACGCTATCGACAAGGCGCTGGGCGTTGCAATCGGAATAGACCGGAAAGAAGAGGGGGGGACATGATGGTGGATAAAAGAGCAAGCCCGGAAGGCTGGAAGGAAGAAGCAATCAGAGAGACAACAAAAGCGGAGACTTACAGAGCAATGTACGAGACATTGCTGGACAAAATTATTCAGGGAGGACAGACAGATGTATGAGGCATGGGAGAACATGAAGTTGCTGCTGATGGTATCGGGAGGCGCGATCCTGTGGATTGTCATGGTGCTGGTAGCGGTCGGCCTGGTACTGGCAGCAGCTATCATCATCACGCTGACAGTGAAGGAACTGAAAGCACAGCACAAGAGAAACAAGAAGGGAGGACACCGGAATGAATAAGGTGATCCTGATGGGACGATTGACCAGAGATCCGGACGTAAGATACACACAGGGCGAGGAGCCTATGGCGATCGCCAGATTCACACTTGCAGTAGACAGACGAGGCAAGAGGGACGGAGAGGCAAGTGCAGACTTTCCTTCCTGCGTATGCTTCAGACGGACAGCAGAGTTCATCGAGAAGTATGCACACCAGGGAACGAAGCTGGTAGTTGTGGGAAGAATCCAGACGGGAAGCTACACGAACCGGGACGGACAGAAAGTATATACGACAGATGTGGTCGTGGAAGAAGCAGAGTTTGCAGAGAGCAAGGCGGCAGCAGATCGGAACACACAGCAGACACCACCACCGTCACCAGATACAGGAGCCGACGGCTTTATGAACATACCGGACGGAATCGAAGAAGAGCTTCCGTTCAGTTAGGAGACAACGATGGAAGACAGATGCGTGATGTGTGGCGAAATCATACCGGAGGGAAGAATGGTGTGTCCGGTATGCGAAGAAAGAGTATTGACCAGAAAAGGAGAACAGACAATGAAAGCGAGAACAATCAGAGAAACAGAGTACACATGGGAGCAGATCGAGGAGATCTTGGCAGCAGGTAAGGCAAGAGAAACATTCGGAGAAGATGGACAGATCACAGTCCAGGTCGAAGGAATTGGAACGGCCCTGTTGAATATCCTAGACTACGACAAGGACAAGGCTGCGGATCCAGACATGCGAACAATGACATTGCAGTTTGCAGATCTTCCGTTCGATGAAATGCCATTCGATGAAAACGGCTGTAACAAATGGGAGAAGTCCAGCATTCGCAGAAACATGAACAGCATCGCCTTCAAGGAGAGATTCGAGGAAGGGTTCAGAAGACTCCTGGTTCCTGTGCTGAAGGAGAACGGAGACAGAGAGGCAACACTGGACACGTTCTTCCTTCTGTCCGTGGAAGAAATGAAGGACGAAGAAAAGAAGTACCAGCGGTTCAGATCAGAACGCGACTGCGTGAAAGTCAATCCGGAGCAGGAGACAGAGTGGCACTGGACAAGATCCGCGTACAGAGGCACCGCGAACAATACGTGGTATGTGGGCGCGTCCGGCTACGTCAGCAACAGCAACGCAGTGTACAGCGTTCGCTTCGCCCCGGCTTGCGTCATCGGAGCGAAAGCAATCAAATAATCAGCGCCCGCCACGCAGGGCGCAGGAGAGCGAAAGGAGAAAAGAACATGGGACTGATGGATGCAATCACAGCAGAGGACAGAGTACAACTGAAAGTGTCGGATCTGGAGACACTGATGAAGAACGCGGCAAAGGCAGACCTGATCTTCAACGGGATCAGAGCAGAAGTGCCGCACAGATACATGAGAGAGATCATCACAGGAAAGAAGGAGGAGGATGCAGACGAAACGAAAGCCAGAGAAAAAACAGGAGAGCAGGAACACGAAACCACAGACTAAACCAGTCAAGTGCCGGGGGTGCTTCGGGGCATCCTTCGGTGACTGCGATAGGTGTCAGAAAGAAAGGAGATAAGACATGCCAAACGTGCGACCACTGAACAAACGCTACGGAATCAGCAAGCACGCGTTCCTGACGGCATACTCATATTGCCATCAGTACAGAGAATGGCACAAGGCGCTGACCAGTGGAGCACGCGAGGACGACCACGGAAGCAGCGTCACAGAGATCGAGGAGAAGATCCGGAAGATCGAGAACACAGTGGCGGAGGCAGTGCAGGATAATCCTGCACTTTATCCGTTTATGCTGGAGTATGTCACGGAGGAAGGAACAACCTTCCAGCAGATGCAACAGAAGGGAATACCATGCGGCAGCACGCTGTTCTATACGCTGCGCCGACGCTTCTACTTCCTGATGTCGGGGAGAATATAAGTGCGTCACTCACAGGACAAGGAAAACGGTACGATGAACATACCGGAAAGAAGGAGAACCCTGGAACAAACCGGGGTTCTTTTTCTTTTGCCTGGAGGTGGAGAGATTGAAACAAGATGAACTGAAGAACTGGATCGAGGAGCTGATCCGTGAGGGACAGCTGTGGAAATTCTACAAGTCGAAGGAGTGGATCACACTGAAGGAAGAAGTCCTGAAGGAGAACCATTATGAATGTGCTGAGTGTAGGAAGACCGGGAAGATCACACGCTACGACGTGGACGAGAACGGAAACAAGAAGCTGATCAGCACAGTGCATCATGTGCAGTTCGTGCGGAAGCATCCGGCGCTTGCACTGAGTAAGACATACACCTTCGAGGGCAAGACGTACAGGAACCTGATGCCAGTGTGCAAGGCGTGCCACAACAAGCTGCACCCGGAAAAACGAAGACGAAGGAACAGATCGCAGGAGAACGACGACAGATATGTGAACGAAGAAAGATGGTAACACCCCCCACCACCCCGTAGCCCCTTCCTGAAGGGGAAACCAACAACGGGAAGGGGGCACGACAAAAAAGCTACGCGCGCATACGCGAGGAAAAAGTGAGGTGATGGATATGGCAGCTAAATCAGAGAAGGCGATCAGGGAGTCATTGATGACACAGCTGAGAGCAAAGGGAGCAGACGTGTCGCACTTCGAGGGACTGGTGGACGATTATGTCGAGTATTTCCGCCTGGTCAAGAAGATGAAAGCCGACATCAAGAAGCGCGGCCTGTCCTACACTGCAACGTCTGCCGCCGGAAAAGAGTATGAAAAAGACAACCCGAACGTGAAGCTGTTACCGCAGTACACCAGGGCAATGCTGACGATCCTGAAAGACCTGGGACTAACGACGGATAAGGTCGCAGAGGAAGACATCGAGCTGTGACAGACATCAGCAGGATTCCGGAGATCCAGGACTGGATCGACATTGTTGAAAACGACACATACAAGTGCAGCAAAGATCAAAAATTGCTTGTAAAACACGTGAAAAAGTGCTTCAAAAACGAAAAAATTTACGTCAATACAGAGCAGTTGTCGAAATATATGCACCTTGCGAAAGAGTATGTGCCGTTCGACCTTTTTCCGTGGCAGAAGTTCATCATCGCCCTGCATGACTGCACATATTGGGACGACAGTGGGATGCCGCGATGGCCGGATTTGTTCGCTATGTTAGGACGTGGAGCAGGCAAGGACGGAACGATCGCCGTTGAAGCGTTCTGCCTGACATCACCGTACAACGGAATCAGAGAGTACGACGTGGACATCTGTGCCAACAACGAAGAGCAGGCCATGCGTCCGGTGCAGGATCTGACCGGATTTTTCGAGGAACCGAAGATTCTGCGTAAGATCAAAAAGTTTTACGACTGGACAAAGGAAAAGATCACATGCAGCAAGACAAAGAGCACAGTCAAAGGACGAACCAACAGCCCGAAGGGCAAGGATGGCCTGCGTTCTGGCATCGTGATCTTCAACGAGATCCACCAGTATGAGAACTACGACAACATAAACGTTTTTACGACCGGACTGGGAAAGAAAGAACACCCACGCCGGAGCTATTACACGACGAACGGAGACGTGCGAGAGGGGCCGCTGGACGACCTTCTGGAAGATGCAGAGGGCATCTTGCAGGGAGAAGAAGACGACAACGGTCTGCTGCCGTTTATCTGCCGCCTGGACAGCAAAAAAGAGGTTGACGACGAGGCAAACTGGACAAAAGCAAACCCGTCATTGCCATACCTGCCGAACCTTCTGGCTGAAACCAGGAAAGAGTACAGGGAGTGGAAGAAGAATCCGGAGCGACTGCCTGCGTTCATGTCGAAACGAATGAACCTGACAGCCGGAGCGAAGGAAGCGGCGGTCACTTCTTGGGAAAACATCAAGGCAACGAACAAAGAACTGCCGGAACTGAAAGGCTGGAGCTGCACTGTCGGGATCGACTACATGAAGACGTCCGACTTTGCAGCAGTGAACTTCCACTTCAAGGACGGAGACAAGCGATACGACATCAATCACGCCTGGATCTGTTCAGCATCGAAAGACATTCCGCGGATCAAGGCTCCGTGGCGTGAGTGGGTGAAGAAGGGACAGCTGGAGTATGTGGACGACATCGAGATCCACCCGTCTGTAATTGCGAACTACATCGCAGAGACAGGGAAGAAGTATTCGATCGCTATGGTTGCGATAGATAACTACAGATATTCTCTGTTATCTGACGCGCTGGCACGTGTCGGGATCTCAAAAGAGCACGGAAACCTGATACTTGTGAAGCAGACGGACATCATCACAGTGGTTCCGATCATAGACCACTGCTTCCTGAACCAGTATTTTCACTGGGGCGATGATCCAGTGCTGAGATGGGCGACCAATAACACGAAGGTGATCCGGTACGGACGGCAGCAGGGAGCAGACAAGGGTTCATTCGTGTACGCAAAGATCGAGGCACGAAGCAGAAAGACGGATCCATTCATGGCACTGGTGGCGTCAATGGTTCCGGAATCAAAGATAAAAGAACGACCGAAGGTCAGAAAGGTCAGAACGATAACACTATAGCGAGGAGGTGAGGACAATGGGATGGATCAGTAATTTTTTAGAGAAAATTATGCCGACAAAGCAGCAGATCGGAGGAGATGCGACGGCGGTTGTGATAGATATTCCTGCGGAACTGTACTACAAGGAGCTGGCGATCTACACGGCCACGTCACTGATTGCGAATGCAATCTCACGATCTGAGATCAAGTGCTTCGTCGGAGGAAAGCCCACAAAGAGCGAAGACTATTTTCTCCTGAATGTGTCACCGAACGCAAATGAGACAAGTTCAATCTTTTGGCACAAGGTCATCAACAAGGCGATCAGGGAAGGAAAGGCCCTGGTGGTGGATGCGGCCGGGAAGCTGTACTGTGCAGACTCATGGATCAGGGAGCAGGAGCGTCCGATCCTGGGAGACATCTACAGCGGAGTAACAACAGGGAATTTCCAGTTCAACAAGACATTCACACAAAACGACTGTTACATGTTCACGCTGGACAATATCAATGTGAAGCAGCTGATCGACGGCATGTACGAAGAATACGGGAAGATCATGTCGGCAGCGGCACAGGCGTTCAAAAAGTCTAACGGACAGAAGTACAAGATCCATATTGACGGAGTGAAGTCTGGAGACGAGGAGTTCGAGAAAGAGTTCGAGAACGAAATATCTGAGCAGCTGAAGAGCTATATAGAATCTGACAATGCAGTCTATCCGGAATTTGACGGCTACAGCCTGGAACCGGACAAGGCTACTACGTCAGCGAAGAGTTCAGCGGACTTCGTACAGCTTCGGAGTGATCTATTCAAGACGGTAGCGGGCGCGATGCACATACCTGAATCAATGATGACAGGGAACATCACGAACATGTCGGAGGTCGTAGGAGCGTTCCTGTCCTTCGGTGTGGATCCATACGCAGACATGATCACGGAAGGACTGAACAAACGCGGAGGAGCAGAGAACTACATAAAAGGCAACTTCTACATGGTTGATACAGGCAAGATCCAGCATCGTGACCTGTTCAATATAGCGGCAGGCATATCCAACCTGATCAGTTCCGGAACGTACTGCATCGACGAAGTGCGTGAGGAGTTAGGCATGGCGCCGCTGAATACAGAATGGAGTCGCAAGCACTTCATCACGAAGAACTTCGAGGAGATCGGAAGATTCCTGAAGGGGACAGAAGGAGGTGAAAACAAAGCATGAAACGAAAAGCAGTATACCAGATCGTAGAGAATGCAGAAACAAGGACGGCAGACATCAATATTTACGGAGACATCACATCATCAGCAGAGCTGTACAGGAATTGGGGATGTAGTGAAGGAGAAGTGTCTGCGCGAGACGTAAAGCAGGCAATCGAAGGACTGGACGTGGACACAATCAACGTGTACATCAACAGCTACGGCGGAGAAGTGGCGGAAGCCCTGGCCATCTATTCGAGCCTGAAACGTCACAGCGCACAGATCCATACATTCTGCGACGGCTTCGCATGTTCCGCTGCAACAATCGTATTCTGCGCAGGAGACGTCAGAACAATGGGAGCAATCGCCCTTCTGATGATCCATAACTGCATGTCATATCTTGGCTACGCCAACAGTGAAGAGATGCGAAAGGCAGCAGAAGACAACGACAAGATCAATCAGTCCAGCATCGAGGCATACAAGTCTGTATGCAATCTGACAGAGGACGAGATCAAGGAAAAGATGAACGCCGAAACATGGCTGACGGCGCAAGAATGCCTTGACTTTGGCTTTGCGACAGAGATCGCAGACCAGGAAGAAGAGGACGGAGAAACACAGCAGACAGCCTTCGGCATGATCAGACAGGCCGTACTGGGAGCACAGCAGCACCAGAAAGGCGATGCAATCATGCAGAAACTTGACAATATCCAGGCAACACTGGACGGCATGAAGAAAGCAGGTGATCCACAGCATCTTGACGGCCAGAAACAGACTGGCGATCCGAAACCAGAGGAAAACTTTTTGAAAACGTTATTCACAAATTTAATTTAAGGGAGGACATGAAAGTAATGTTTAAAGCAAATTCAGCGGTACGCGACGCAGTGGTCGCTATGCAGTCCGCAATCGAAAGCGGAAACAAAGAAAACATCACAGCAGCCTTCGAGAAATTCGGGGAAAGCATTGCAAGCACTGTGCAGGCAGACTTTGAGAGCGCCCACGGAGACAAAGAAGTGCTGCTTCAGAGAGGCTTCCGTGTGCTTACAGCGACGGAACAGAAATACTATGAGAAGGTCATCGAGGCAGGAAAACAGAAGACTGTGCAGGCTATGAACGGCCTTCTGACACCGGAGGTCATGCCGACAACCATCATCGAAGATGTGTACAGAGAACTGACAGAAGAGCATCCACTGCTTGCAAGGATCAATTTTGTATCTGTGCAGTACCTTACAAGATGGATCCTGAACGATCACACAGCAGATTCTGCGGTATGGGGCGACGTCAATGACGAGATCACAAAGCAGATCACATCTTCCTTCAAGACTGTAGAGATCAAGCAGTGCAAGCTGTCCGCGTTTGCAATCATCGAGAAGGATATGCTTGAGCTTGGCCCGGTATTCCTGGACGCTTACATTCGTGCATTCCTGAAGGAAGCACTTGCAAAGGCACTTGAAAAAGCAATCATCTCCGGAAATGGCAACAAGTGTCCGATCGGAATGGACAGAGATATTCACGAAGGCGTGAGCGTGAGTACATCAACAGGTTATCCACAGAAGAAGGCTGTAGCATTGACCAGCTTCATGCCGGAAGAGTATGGAAAAGTTCTGGCACAACTTGCAAAGACAGAGAAAGGAAACGACCGTGTATTCGATCAGGTAACACTGATCTGCAACATGCAGGACTATCTGAGCAAGATCATGCCAGCGACTACAGTCTTGTCAGCAATCGGAAGCTACACAACAAGTGTATTCCCATTCCCGACAGAAGTGATCAGATCTTCGGAGATGGAAACAGGAAAGGCCATTCTGGTACTTCCAGAAGAGTATTTCATGGGACTTGGAACCAGCAAGGACGGCACACTGGAATACAGTGACGAGTTCAAGTTCCTGGCTGATCAGAGAGTGTTCAAGATCAAACTTCACGGAATGGGTAAAGCATACGACAACACCGTAGCGATCCTTCTGGACATCAGCAAGTTGAAAGCTGCATACATCCAGGTGGAAGGCACACCGGACGCAACAGCCTGAGAAAGAGGTGAGAAAGAGTGCTGAACAGGGATAATATGCCAGCCGACTGCCTGAAGCAGGTGAAGCGGCATCTGAATATCACGTGGTCAGACTCTGACACCGATGACAAGATCATCGACATGATGATGGATGCAGAAGTAGAACTGAATCATATCCTGGGGGCAGAAGGAAACTACTTCGCCCCTGGTATGCAGAGAAGGCTGTACCTGAACTATATGCTCTACGCATGGAACGACTGCTTGAATGAGTTCGAGGACGCATACAGAAAGGAGATCCTGCGGATCCGGCACTACAACAGAGTGAAAGGAGCAACACATGAAGAGTAGGTTCAGCAGGTACAACGACGGAATGCTGTACGTGTGCGAACAGCGGCAGCAGGACACAGATTTTTCGGCAGTGAAGAATGCCAGAAGTATGAAAGATCTGAACAAGATCCTGAAGCTGGCATACGAAGAAAAGTCAAAGAGGGACGAAGACATCCAGTTCGCAGAAAGCATCGGACGCAGCCTGTCAATGAAAGTGAAGACCAGATCGAACGAAAAAGTGAACAGCACAAAGAAGATCACGATCGAAGACAAGCTGTACAGCATCATCAATATAGACCACGACAGAACAGCGAAAGAAATGTACCTGTATCTGGAGGAAGAGAGGACGATCAAATGAGCAGTATATTGACGGCCACAAAGAACACGCTTGAAGAGTTGGCGAGAAGCACAGAGGTTCCGATGGCGGGAGCCTACTACGGAGCGTGTAGAGAAAAGAACCTGAAAGAGTGGAACTACTTTGTATTCAACAGGAAAAAGACGGATAAAGCGTCGAACCGTGTTGACTACCAGACATTCTACCAGGTGCACGTAGTACATGAAGACTACATCCCGGAAGGGTACATACAGAAAGTGATTGAAACGCTGGAAGCGCAGAAAGGCGCGAAGCTGAAAGCGACAGCGGATCCGGTTGAGTACAATTACACATTTAAGAACAACACGGACATGGTTGTGGAGATTGCCACGATCACGTTATTCCATCCGGAAAAGAGGTGCTGACATGGCAACGTTTGGACTGGACGCACAGGAGCTGGACGAGCTTCAGCAGAAGATGGAGGAGTATGGAGAAGGTGCTGCGCGACAGATCAACGATGTACTGCATGGAGAAGGCGCAAAGGAAATCAATGACCAGATCATGCGGATCCTTCCGGCGTCAGGAAGACGCTGGAAAGGGAAGAAAGCACCAGCAAGCGCAGCACAGCCATTCACGCAGGAAGACGGTATGCTGTCGGTTACGATCAAGACCGTGAACGCGTACAACTATCTATATTTTCCGGACGATGGAAGCAACACAAAGAAACATGCTGGCAATCAGCAGTTTATGGCATCAGGTGCAGAAAATGCGAGCGATCGCATTATGGAGCTGTGCATCGGACATCTGACAGAAGAATTTTAAGGAGGAGCAGAACATGACAAAAGGTGTTTTTTCAGAGTTTGAAGTGAAAGAACAGTGGATCAAAGTGGCGGGCGAAGAAAACTATTCGACTATGAGCTGCGTCGGATCCAGCGAGGAAGAACTGGAAGTTAAAGTTATCACGAAGAAATGCCGCGGAGTGAAAGCGAAAGAGAAAGTAAAAGGAACCGGAAGTGGAACCCTCACAGAATCTCTTCACGTACCGCGAGACGTCTACAACAAAATGTACGACATGACAAGAGCAAACCTGAAGGAAGGCGTGTATGCATACGGACAGAACAGCAGTCATCCGGAATTTTCTATCACACAGAGAGTTCTGGACGAAGATGACGAAGAGAAGTTCAAAGCATACCCACGCTGCATTCTGGAAAGCGGCCCGAAAAGATCCGTCGAGAACGGGCAGGAAGAAGTTCCAGAGCTGGAGCTTACGATCACACTTCTTCCGGACGATAACGGAGAGTGTATGTACGAAGCACTGAAGAGCGAACTGGACGAAGAGGTAGCGGAAAAGTGGCTGGAACACTTCGACACATCACTGGTACAGAGCACTGTGGTTCCTGTATCGGACGGTCAGTAGAGAGGAGAACAGGAGCATGGCGAAATTTTACAAAATCAGCACACAGGACGGAAACAAGATTGATCTGACTCTGAACCTGGGAGCACTTGCAGAACTGTCAAAGAGCAGGAAAGATCTGTCAGACCGTTATTTTGAGCTGTACAAGAAGATGCAGGGCAAGAACGGCGGGCTGAACGAGATTGAAATGGGAGAAGTGCTGTATATCGCATATGCATGTGCACATGTCGGTGAAGATATACCGGATCTGATCACATTCCTTCATAACCTGACAGACAACAGGGAAGAGTTCGGACAGGTATTTCAGCAGTTGTTCGGAGTACAGGAAAAAAAACAGAATTTGCAGCAGCATTCGAGAAAGCAGCGAAGAGGATAGGAAACGGAAGAAGCATCAAACTTCCAAAATTTGAACTATATGAAATTGAGGATTACTACACATTTTACGTCATCATCATGGAAATTCCGGAGAGTACGTTCTGGGAAAACGATCTGCGGTTCCTGGATGCAGTCCTGAGAAACAAGGCTGCATATGACAGATGGATGCGGTACGCGATAGAGAAGGAGGGAGAACGGCGTGGCAAATAATAAGAATGAGGCAAAAATACGGTTTGTAGCCGAAACTTCCGATCTGTCTCAAAAAATTAAAGATGCCAATAGTGACATAAAAGGATTAAGCGCAGAACTACGGCTGAATGAAGCAGAGTTCAAAAATACTGGAGACGCTGCCACCTATATGGCGAATAAACAAAAATTGCTTGAAGAAGAAATCGCGGCAAATAAGCAGAAACAAGAAGCTCTTAATGGAAAGATGCAACTAGCAAAGCAGATTTTCGGAGAAAACAGTGACGAAGCGCAGAAGTGGTCGAGGCAGCTTATAAATGCAAAAACAGAAGGCGAACGTTTAAAAACGCAAGTAAATGAGCTAAACACGGAACTTGATGCGAACGAGGAAGATCTGGAAAATGCTGGAACGGCTGCCGAAGAAGCGGGAGATGGCTACACAGTACTGAAAGGAGCAATGTCAGAACTGGTAGCAGATGGAATCACAGCTGTAAAAGATGGAGCTGTAGAGCTTGCAACAGATTCAAGCAAAGCATACGCACAGTTTGCGGCACAAACCGGAATAGCAGCAGACGCTATGGACGGATATAAAAAGGCCATACAGGACGTATACCTGGATAATTTTGGCGAAAGTCTGGAAGAAGTAGCGGAAAAGATGGGGAAGGTCAAGGAAACGACTGGAGAACTGGATCCATCGAAGCTAAAAGAAATGACAGAAAATGCCATGACATTAGAAGATACATTCGACATGGATATGAGCGAATCCTTACGAGGTGCAGAGGCATTAATGACTCATTTCGGATTGACATCGGAGCAGGCTTTTGATCTGCTGGCAGCAGGTGCGCAAAACGGATTGAATTATTCCGATGAATTGGGCGACAATGTGGCAGAGTATTCGGGAAAATTCGCAGAAGCAGGATATTCAGCGAAAGATTATTTTGAACTGTTAAAAAATGGAAGTCAAGGCGGGGCTTACAACTTAGATAAAGTCAATGATTCGATCAATGAAGTGACTACAAGGCTGGCGGATGGAACTATAGAGGAAGGACTCGGAAACTTTAGCGGCAAAACGAAAGAAACTTTTGAAGCGTGGAAGACGGGCGGTGCGACTCAAAAAGATGTGATAGATTCCATTGTGGCAGACATACAGGGAACGACCAATGAGCAGGAAAAAATGAATATGGCTGCGTTGGCATTTGGAACAATGGCCGAAGACGGAGGAACAAAGTTCATTGAAGCATTATCGAGCACTGGTTCAGCATTTGACGATGCAAAAGGAAAAATGCAGGGCTTGATGTCGGTAAAGTACGATGATATAGAGAGTTCTATAAGCGGATTGGGTAGAGCTATAAGACAAAATGTATTGCAACCAGTCGTGGATGAAGTCACACCGAAGGTAACAGAAAGCATTCAGGAAATCACAGGAAAAATACCAGAAGCAGTGCAAAAAGTACAAGAAATGCTTCCGGTACTGGGAGGAGTAGCAATAGCAGTAGGCGTAGTAACGGCGGCATTAAAATTACAGGCAGCAGTTACGGCCGTAAAGACGGCAATGGACGCGGCACAGGTTACGACATTGAGTGGACTAATAGCGGCCGAATGGGCACAAGCCACGGCCGCCGCCGCCGCGTTTGCACCGTATCTATTGATTGTAGCGGCAATAGCAGCAGTCGTAGCGGCAATAGTGCTTTTGGTAAAGAACTGGGATACTGTAAAAGAAAAATGTATTGAAGTCGCGCAGATTATAGGCGAAAAGTGGAACGAAATAAGTGCAGCAATTCAGAGTGCTGTATCAACGGCGTTCAACACAGCAAGATCAGTGGTGAGCACAGTGACAGCAGCAATTCAGACTGCTATATCAACGGCATTCAACACAGCAAGCTCAGTGGTGAGCA